AAACCGTCACGTCAGGGAAATAGCCTAGTAAGCATAATCAAACCAATAACAAAATAATGGGCCACAAAGCAACAAGATTTAGTGTAAAAGTTGACGGTAACGTACAAAGAGCATTAAAACAATTCAAAAAGAAAACAAATAACGAAGGTGTAATTAAAGAGTGTAGAGCTAGGACAGAATATGTTAAACCTAGCGAAAAGAAACGAAGAGCCAAGGCACAAGCCATTGCCCGTATACATAAAGCAGAAATGAAGGCTGAAAGGGAATGGATTGAACGTGCAAAAAAGTTTGGTGGACACAAACATTACGACTGATTTGACTTTTTCTAAGTTATACTGTATAATTTAGATAAATAATAGTGTTATGATGCTAATGCTCATAACATTATCAACCGAGGATATCTAATTAGAATCCTCATATTATAATTCATCTTGCTTATTAAAGGAGATTACTAATGATGACACATAATATCAATACCCTCAACCTTCCCGACTTTCTCGGAAAAATTAATCAACTTAGTGTAGGTATGGAGCCCATGTTCCGTGACGTAATGGAATGGGGCAATTCCTACGATGCCGGCAATTATCCCCCGTATAATATCGTCAATATTGACGAATTTAAATGGGCGATTGAAGTTGCTTGTGCAGGATTTTCCGAAGAGGATATCGAGGTAACACAAGACGACAATTCACTTACTATTAAAGGCAATAAAGATAAGGGCGAAGAAGCAGAATATGCACATCGTTCTATTGCACAACGAGCATTTACTCGAACTTTTAAGTTGGGTGAGTATGTCAAAGTTGTTACTGCGACAATCAAAGACGGCATGTTAAATATTGAGCTGGAACGTGAACTTCCAGATCATATGAAACCACGTCAAATTGATGTAGTAAGCGGGTAATAAATAAAAGTATAGGTTTATTGGGTTGTACCTTTGAACAACCCTGCACACACAACACACACATAAAGGAGACTATTATGTCTACAAATCCATTCGAACTTCGGTTCAAATTACTTGAGATGGCACAAGGCTATCTTCAAGACCAAACAGCAAGGCAAGAGCAATTTGTTACAGATGCTTGGTCTTTAGCAATAGAGAACGGTACTGCAACTATGGAGTTTTGGAAAGAACTTCAGCCAGAATCTTATTCCATTGAGGATATTAAGACTAAGGCCACTGAACTCTACGAATTTGTTGAGAAAAAGGACTAGGTGAAAACCCGGTTTGGGGGGTTTTTGCCCCCCAATTTCGATAAATAAATTTGGAGGTGTGCAAACATGTCTATAAATTCGACGGTTGAAGTTAACATAGATCTAAAAACTTTAGTTGACATTAGACCACCAAAATTTAATGTAGTTTTCGTTAGAGACGATTATACAACACAAGATTTTGTTGTTCATGTCTTAGAGAGTGTCTTCAATCACACTCATGATCGTGCAACAGACTTTGCAAATGTAATAAATGAAGAAGGCAAAGCGATTGTTGGCACATACAATTATGAAATTGCTGAAACAAAAGCCATTGAGACAACTGGTTTAGCAAGAAGCAATAATTTCCCCCTTAAGGTAAGCCTAGAACAACTTGGCTAATATATGTATCATTCTATGTACGGACAAGTCTATAATCCAATGAATGTACCTATCTATTGGGGGGCATTAGGAGAAATAAAATATATGTATAACAAAACAGAATCACATTATGCCGTATTGGCTTTAAATGCTATGCAGTTAGGGCAACTTTCTTTAAGAAAGTTAAATGCTGATCATAATGTATCTATTAAGCAAGGGAATGGCTGGTCAATATTATCAGCAAACCCCTTTCAAGTTATTACATTTAAATCAGGTTGGGATGCTGAAAGCATTATCGAACTGAAAAATAATATTTCAAAAGGCAGTACAAAAATTTTATCTGTCTATTACGAACATTGTACACTCATAGAACGTTTTATTAAAGAGTGTGGCGATGTAATTTTTGATAAAGTTTATGCTTATGGTGTTCCATATCGAACTAACATAAATTATCCAGACAACATGATATTCGTATATCTTCCAAATGATAATACAGTATCGAAACCGGATGATTATGTAACTATTGACTATTATGGTAATATATGTAGTTCATGGGCTAAACTAAAAATGTGGCTTCAAGTGTATTTTGGTCAACTTAACCGAGATCAAATTGGTACAAGGCTTGATTGCTATATTAATGCGGTTTCTTATTAAATACATTGACAAATGGTGTTTAATATACTATAATAGTTGTATGGAGGTTTATTAGTTTTGAGATTATTTGAATTATCAAGCGACCATCCGCAAGTTTATTGCGATATGGATGGCGTTGTTGCTGATTTTGAAGGTTACGTTAAGGCTACTTTCAATATGGATAAAATTACAACTGCAGACTGGGAAGAAAGAATTCCTGAAAATGTGTTTGCAATAATACCTCCGAAACCCGATGCATTTGAGCTTTGGAATTATATTAAGGACTATGACCCAATTATGCTTACGGCCGCTCCAAGTGAGAAAAAGGCTCCTGCACATTATGCAAGAGCCGCTAAGGATAAAACAGAGTGGATGTCAAAATACTTTGGACTACCAGCAGATAAAATGCGAGTAGTACAACGACAAGACAAAAAGCAGTTTGCCAGAGATGGGCGTGATAGTAGACCTAATTTGTTAATTGATGACTACATCAAAAACATTGAAGAATTTAGAAAAGGCCCGCAAGGGGTCAGTGCTATGGGCGGTGGTATTGCAATACACCATACGTCAGCACCAAGTACTATTATGCAAATGAAAAACCTAGGTATGGGATTCGAATGAAAAAAACACGACACGAAGGCGATGAAGGAACAGTGGCTTTTTGGCTTTATATGAAAGCCCTGTATAAGGATGAAGAGTAGCAAAGTTGAAGACGACTTAATGCATGATCATTTATCCGATTTAGAAGATGTTCAAGTAGTTCCTGTACATCATGATGATAAACATGCATTAATACTAGAGACTCTTTCAGATATAAAATACGACCTAAAGTTAATTAAAGCAAAACTAAAAATAAATTCAACATACTAACATGCCTAAAATATATGATGCTCTCGGCATCAATTACAATAAGGGTACAAAAAAAGTCAATTCAGTCGCACCTGGCTGTACAATAGAATATGAAGCAGACACAGAACCAAACCAAAACAGACCAAGAAAAAGAAAAAAACGAATACGAAGCCTTTTTGAGGGGATACCAGAAAAGTTCAAACCGACCGACGCAGAGCTATTGGCTTGGAAACGAAGCCAATCAGAAACATTTAAACGAGATGATACAGTTACGCCCCCAGGGGTTACTGTCAAAATTACGTCAATGGCTGACAAAGACCTAAAAGGTTGGCCAAGTGGAAAAAAACGCCAGACTGGTGACGTTCCAGAAGGATTTTGTATAGCACCGGCTTATAACAAAGGTGCCTATCAGGTTATTCCAAAAGGAGATACAGATGCCTACAGAAACAGAAAATAAAAAACCAGAACACGAATATACAGTTGAACTAATTTATCACTTTACGTGTAAATACTGCATGGAGTGGTGGAGTTATGCTCACCAACCATCGCAACTAGAAGATTTTAATTTAAACCTACCAAGTCAGGAACCATTTTGGTGTCCTCACTGTGGTACGCAAGCAAACCTAAAAGTAAAGGAAGGCTTTCCAGTATGAAATTAATTTCTGGTAATTCGAATATACCTCTTGCTGAAGCAATAGCGAACATAGCAGGTATAAAGTTGTGCCAAACAAATGCAACCCGATTTGCAGATCAAGAAATTTGGGTTGAAATTAATGAAAACATTCGCGGGGAAGATGTTTTCATCCTCCAAAGTACGAGTAATCCAGCCAATGAAAATCTAATGGAGTTGTTGATACTCATTGACGCTTGTAAGCGAGCAAGTGCGGGCAGAGTTACGGCCGTAGTTCCTTATTATGGCTATGCACGTCAAGATCGTAAGCAATCAGGCAGAGCACCTATTACTGCAAAACTTGTAGCAAATATGTTACAAACGGCAGGTGCCGATAGAGTATTAACAATGGATTTACATGCTGGACAAATACAAGGCTTCTTTGATATTCCAGTAGACGATTTAAGAGCAAAACCATTATTTGTTACCGACTTAAAAAATAGTGCAATGGTGCAAAGTGGTCATGCATGTATAGTTTCACCGGATGCCGGAGGAGTTCCTCGAGCTAGATCAATAGCAAAAAAATTGAATCTAGATATAGCGATTATTGATAAACGCAGAGATCGTGCAAACGAATCAGAAGCGATGAATGTGATTGGCGACGTAAAGGGGAAACAATGTATAATCATAGACGATATCGTAGACACTGGCGGCACCCTAATCAAGGCGGCTACCGCATTGGAGAACGAAGGCGCAGAAGTAGTTCATGCGTATATTACACACGGAGTATTAAGCAACGATGGTGCGAAGAAAATGGAAGGTTCAGCACTACAAACATTAGTGATAACAGACACAATACCGAATTATAAGATTGATTACGGTGTTGTTAAAGTATTATCAGTTGCTGATATGTTCGCAGAAGCAATTAGGCGGGTACATCATGACGAATCCATTAGTGTTTTGTTTGAATAAACTAAATATTTAACAAGGATTGTCATATAGATCTTTCGTATGAGTCACTGGCACATACTTATACCGCCTACGTGAAATTTAACATCATGCATAATCGAGTATACAGGGTACATCAATGATGAGGCGCATAGATAAAGACCAAAATACGAACCGGAAGGATGGTGAAACTCGTTCAGTTATGCATCAATTTGAGGTAGTGGTCAAAAACCTAGAACATTTTTATAGGATCGTCCACTACCTTAACACATCACTTGGTAGAAAAGGATGGCGCGGGCAACGTAAAACCGTTGCAAAATTTAAAAAAGGCTGGAAGGAAATTCCAAGAACCTTTCACACAATTGACCCCCAATCAGAGGTTATAGTAAAACTATTATGAAAGAAGATAAATTCGACTTAACAATTACTAACCCAGTATGTCAATCAATCTACCAAACTATTTCAACGATTGATGAACAGATAGTTGCGAATAACGAAGAAGAAATATTCCGCAATGCTGATTTAATATTACGTACCAAAGACGATAATATAATGCAATTTAAAATCGAGTATGATGAAAAAGAAGAGTTACAAAAAACAATGACTGTTCTTGCATTAAACTCAGCAACACAAAAATGGGATGTTATGTCATCAATCATACTTCCTGGACTTCAAGCACCAAACGATATAATATTACAATAACATGCACATAATGATCGATATTGAGACCTTAGGCATTGATCCAGGGTCAATTATCTTAACTATTGGAGCAATTAAGTTTGATCCGTGGGCAGACTATTGGTCCAAAGCTCAAACTGGTGACATGGATGAGTTGGATACATTTTACAAACGTGTTGATACTGAAAGTTGTGCTGACGCAGGAATGGTAATGCAAGACACAACAGTTAAGTGGTGGTCAGAACAAGCACCAGAAGTTACTGCTGAAGCATTTGCAGAAGAAAACAGAAAGCCATTAACTGAAGTTATGACGGACTTATATCGTTGGTGTTCAGATGGAAAATACTTTTGGGCAAATGGCAGTTATTTTGATTTTCCACATCTTGAACATGCTTGTAAGGCAGTTGGAAAAGGACATCGTTGGTCATTTTGGCAAGTAATGGATCATAGAACTATTATAAATTTAAGTGGTGTTAAAGCACCTAACAAACTTAAACACCATGCATTGTATGATTGTTTAAATC